TCGCCTGTATGTGTTGGGTAGCCATCATGATGTTTATACAACCATTTAATATCTCCATCTTCTGTAATAACTTTAATATTTGCTCTTGTGCTCATTGTATTGCTCCTAGTAATTATAAGTTTCTTGATTAATTTTATACATAACATAAACAACTGATATTGTTACTAATGTTACTCCGATTAAAACTGCTATACTTTCTACGTTCATTTAATTGCTCTTTGTTATTAACTTAAAACCATTATAATATAATTATTATAATAAGTAAAGTATATTAATACTTATATTATAAATATAATAAGGTGTAAGTTATTGATTTGAAAAGAGAATAAAAAATAGTTTAAAATTTATGAAATAATTTCGTCATCTTTGTCGTAATAAGAAGTGAAACAACGACAATTGCAGACGTTTGCACCACCACCATTAGAGTCGCCTGTATATTGCATACGGTAATCTATTGGACCATATTTTGTAGGTGTTGTAACAATAAATGGTTCGTCTATAGGCTTAACACGTCCGTCCATGTTTTTATGCCACGTTCTTGATCTGTCGTCCATAGCACTATTCCATTCTTTGACTGGCTCACTTAATGCTAATGTTTTTGTGATAGCCATATTACCAGCATTCATAGCTCCATGAGTTTCTGTTCTGGCAATTAATGTTGCTCTGTTTTCTGAAAAAGCATTTGATTTTCTTATAGACTTTGAAATATCTTCAATGCTATCTCCATCTCTTATACCTTTTAAAATGGTTGCACTTAATAATTTTTTGGTTGTTTCAGATATGCGAGTTACTTCTGTTGCAGTATGCGTAATAATATATGCTTCTATGATCGTATTAACTTCATCATCTGCTTTCTTATATCTTTGTTGCGTGATTCTTTTGGCTGATTGAGTGATTACAGTTCTATATTGGTTAGCTAATATCTTATATAAATCATCAGCATACTCAGTCATAAAAATATCATCTACAAACATTCCTTGAGCATATTTAGTTGATGCTTTGCGTGATGCTTGTCTAAATAGTTTTTTTAGTTTTGCGTTGAGCCTTTTGGTAAGGTTTAGATATAGCCTTAATTGTTCTCTATAGTTTCTGCGTCTTGAAATTCTTATTTTATCTGCCATAAGGAATACCTTTATTTGCTATAAGTTATCCTAGTTCAAAATGTACTGCATCTATAAAGCTCATATCTCTGTTAAGTTTAAAATCTCCAGTCACCCAACTGCCACCCCATCTTATAGGTATGTCTAATAGTTCACTTACTTCACCAACAGCTTGAGCTATTTCTTCGTAAAAATCTAAATCCCATGTTACCCTTGAACCATCATAAGCAACAATGTCTACTGCTTTACCCAAACAATGTTTTGATTTACTGCCAACCTTACTAAGCCCATCAGCTTTTAATTGTTCTGCCCTTTCTAAACTTCTCATGCCTTCAGTAATACCAAAATCAATGACGGTCAACTTTATAGCTTCCATCATAACCAGTCTTAGGTCTGGGTCTATATCATCTAATCTGTTTAGTGATGATTTTCCAAATTTAAACATAATTATTCCCTACAGCTTTCGCAATGTTGCAAATCTATGCCCAACAATAATATCTGTTGGCTCATTACCACTATAAACTCTTATGAGACTTGCTGGGTTATCTTCAGAAGCATTAAGTGTTAAAGATGTTTTAGGTACAGGCAATTTTCCTGTTCTAACAATCTTTGTAATCTTACCCTTTGCTCTGCCACCAGAACTATCCCATGAAACCATATCGCCCACTTTTAATGCGTCAGCTTCAGCCTTGCTTTCTCGTTCCTTCATTATTTGATTTCTTTTTGTGGTTGACCAGCTAAATCCAGAATTTCCTCCCCATAAAGCCCATGCGATTCTTCCAGCAGAAGGGTATCCTTTTTCACCTGCATTATATCCTTGACCTTGTTTATCCACTTCATGTCTTGAGAAAAAAGAATACATTCTTAAAACAGTATCAGCAGACATATTATCACCACTAATAATTTGATTGGCTCTTGTTACACCTACAGATGTTCCACCTCTCTTAAATTCTTTTCTCCAATCCAAACCTTTTCTTGCTTCCGTTTTCATTCCAGATGTTACGGTAAACTTTAAATCAGATACAGCCTTACTGCCTTCTATAAGAGCGTCATATTCATCATGGGTATTACAAGGCATAAATACTTCCTGTCCTTCTTTGTCCATTGTATGACTTCCTACACAACCTATTTCTTCCGATCTGGCTTCAGCTTCTTGTTCGTTGTCAAAAACATCTTCTTCCAGCATTGCTTTTGTTCCGTATGCCATTTCCATTTCTTGGTCATACTTAGCATTGCCTTCAGAATCTACTGGCGTATCATCTTCTTCAGTTTCTTGAATTTCACCTAATGGGAAAAGATTTGATGGCACTAACAATGAATCAGCTCCGTCTATTGGCTCAAGCCCTAATCTTTCCCTTGCTTCATTCCTTGTAATAATACCTTTTTCTACACCTTGACTGACGTTCTCATAGACACGTCTTCTTTTCTCAGCCATAGCAGGAATACTATCAATATCGTATCTAACTGATATATCTCCGTCATACAATGGAGCTAACCATTCATTTAAATCACTTTCAACTCGATTAAGTAATGGGATAATCGTTTCTTCATACAATGATAATCTTGCTTCTGCTACGTTCGCATAAGTGGTATCTGACAAACCAACCAACTGAGCTGGTACACCAAAACACAATGCAATCTCTCTAGCTGACATATTCATTAATTCCAAGAAATCCATATCCTTTGGATTTAGTCCCATCTGGACATAATCGAAATCCCCCTCTAACAACATGGGTCTGCCTGAATTATTAACTGAAGAAAAACGGCTTTCTAAATCATTTAATACTGCTGCTCTTTGGTCATCACTTAATGTCGCTGTCATTCCAGTCTCATCTTTGGGCTGAAATTTAAGCATAGCTGAAGGCGTACAACCGTTCTTCAATAAAGACACGTTGTGCAATCCAGCCATATTGTGCTGATCAATGTTGTATGCTCCTGCCGACATAGGACTCAAGCCATAAAAATCATCTAATGGATTCCATAACTTAACATGCTTAATTTGTGATGCTCCAGTAAACTTATCCACAGGATATTCACTAATAGTTTTATTATCTAGTTTATAACAATAATAATCAGGTATTAATGAGCTACTGGCTTTAATTTCTATTCTATCTGGGCGTAATAAATACAATTCTTTTGGTATGCCAAATTCTTTATCTCTTAACATGTATGAGTTACCAGATATTAATAGATAACTTATCATGCTATGGAAAAACTCTACTTGAGACTGCAATGGGTTTGGTCTGTTTAGTAATGATATCAGCTCATGGTTGTCTAGTTTATCATCACCAGAATATACATTTATTTTGACGGCTGATGCGTTGTTAGCTATTAGGTTGATAGAGCGATAGGCTATTGAGTTATTTTCATAACCGTCTTTGGAATATTCTTTATACTTTCTATTCTTACCACTATAAGAATTTAATTTATTTATGATAACTGTTGGAGCTTCTTTTCTTATGAACGGTTGTGCTTTCTTACCTATAAATCTATCAAATAATCCCATTATATAATCCTCTAATTAACTGATTCTAAAAATTGCTTTGCCTGATGACTGTAAACTTGTCAACGCCCACACTAATGCGTCAAGACGATCTGGAGATTTAGTAGTAAATGGAGTATAAGAAGTCATTTGTTCTTCCAGTTCCTTAAAATAACCAGCATGATGGACTTTGTCCTGTTCGTATAATGCACTTATAGGTTCGGCTCTAAGCATCTTTCCTCGTGTTGCTCTAACACTTGTATAAGGAACATTTACATCTTGCACCCTTAATAATTTTTCTATCAAGTCTCCTCCATTATTTACTTCACAAACTATTCTATCAGCATCAAATTTATAATAGCACTCAATAGCCTTTTTAATCCAGACGTCAGGGCTAAAAATACCACTAAAATCTTCCAAAATATAGTAATGATTATCTTCACCTCTACCAGCAACAATGATTCCAGTCTCATCTGATGATGAATTAGAAGTTACAGCAGGGTCAATAGCAACTACGATTCTTGTTAATACAGGAGTTAATTCTTTTCTATTTTGCTCAATATTTTTACCGTTAAATAATGCACCCTCAACATCTTCAAGTATTTCAGCATAAAGCTCCTGTCGTCCGAGCCTAGTGCCTTCATATCGCTCTTTTAACATCTTTATAGCTGATGGAGCTAAGTTGGCTACATTATCAAACGTACTCCCTCTTATTATCTTTGT